TTAAAAACAAAATATTGAAAGTTATTACTAGGAACAGCAACTTCAAAATCATCCCCCGTGGATACAAATACATTTACTTCTACTGTACCCCCGAAAGATGGATTGGAATTGGTCAACTCTGTAACTACGGAAATGGATATAACTCCATTATCTCTAAGTTCAGAGTAAGGACCAACAGTTTGTGACGCATAGGGCGTCGTGGACCAGACTTCTGTGACGGAGTCTTGTCCAGGATGTTGGTGTCCCATAAACAAAGTGCGCTGGGAAGGTCCAACAGTAAGAGTGAAATCTTGAGTTTCCCCAATGTCTATGATTTTGGAAAACGCTGTATTATACTCTTCAGTATCAGTATTGAAAGTAGGATCATATGTGATTTTCAGTCTTCCCCTATGGAAGCCCGAACATACTACTTGGAACCTATATTTCATGGTACCAGTCCAATACTCAAAAGGGAGAGCGGCTGCGCAACAAGCCGGGAGATGATATGCTTTAGGTGATCCTTGCTCCCTCCATACGATTGGTGTCACACGAAAATTAGCCAATAGCGTAGAGATTGGTTGTGCGTTAGTCCAATCAAACGAATTCCAATATGACTCCCTAGTGGAAATAGAAGTAATTGCCAATGGATCAGGCCCAGTTATACCGGATATATCCTGATCGATAGACAATTCCTGCTTATCGTCGAATGTAAGTTTCGCACAATTATCACCTGTAGTTGTGGTCGCAAGACCTGAGACAGGTTTGGGTTTAAAAGACATAGCCTCAGCAGTGATTGCCGGACGCGAGTACCCAAAAATTTTAGCGACACCAGCAGTGGTTTTCATAACCATCTCCGTGGCTCGCATATATTTACCTATCACAGGTATAGTAGTTAACTTGCCAGCAACATTGGCTACAGCCGAAGCAGGCCCAGATATAAAACCTTTCTTATTAACTTCTTCAGTTTCATCTCCAGACTGAGGGATGATAGTTAAGGGGTTGACCGTTGTCATTCCACTCAACACAACATCTTCCATCCACGCATATACAACAATCTGAACAGGTTCCAAGGAGCCCCCAGCATGCCGTAACATGTTAATGTGGCGAACAGTAATCTCACCCATTCTCAACCAATCAGTGTCGGGAATATCCATGGCATCTCTGTCATAAAAGAAAGGTAAGCACAAGGTACCGCCCATTGATCTAGTAGGATCTAGGTAAAGATGAGGCTGCTGTGAAGCTTGAACTATATCCTCACTGATTCCACTAGCGTTGGTCGACATCGCATCTAGATCGTGAAACGGTAGGTAACTAACAATACCCCTACCGTAATAAAACGCATTGCCATTAATTACAAACTTAACACAAAGTTTACCCTTTAGAAGTTTGAAATTGGAAATACGGTTGATAACACGTTTATCCTTGAAAAATTCTCCCCAAGGATTAAATGTTTTGAACATCGCTAAAGTGGTGCTCCAAGTGAAGTTCGTAAGCTTAACTGGTCTAGCAAAGAATTCGGATAAATCCGTATCTTTTGTATCAGTGGCTCCACGCACATCATCATATTCGCTAGGCATCTCGTATACTGGCGCAGCCACTTCATCTAAAAATTGGGCTACATCAGTTGTCGTTACCTCCACGCGTTGTTTCATTTCTGTTGCTCCTGAATGGGGCTCGAATGCTTGCTTGAGACAATCACACACGCGAGGCGCCCTATGGCACAACGGACACTCAGGAAAATTAAAAATATCTGAGATTGAATAAGGCTGACTCCGCACTACCTCATCCGGTTTTGTCGTCTTAATTGATATCTCTCTTGGGACGACTTCCAGAGATCTATTTATTTTGATAGAATTAGTGAGTGCTTATACATATAGTTAACGTTCACTCAAACGCTAACCAGTGGAATTTTGTTGGTTGACAAAACCGAGGTAAATACCCCTAAGTCCAATCACTGAAAGCCGTTAGGAGGGATGGGTGTTACCGCACCATCTCTATCCCCATATGGTAACCAAGCAGTGATGAAATTTTGATTCGAACCTCACGCAGATATTAAACTGCGCTTGCGCTTTTAAAGGGTGCGCAATGGCCCTATGAGGCGTACCTCTTGTGCCATTCTTCTATTCTCGTGGTATAGTCCACATCTAAAACTGTGCACAATCCTATAAGATCAGATCGGGTGGCTACTTCCCGAAGCTCACGTCTACGTTTTTCATAAACGTCACGACCGTGATTTGCCCACTCCGAAAGAGCAGTATCGATATTCTCGGCACAAGCCATTTTCGGAGTTAAAGGACAGCCTCGCGGTCGCATATAACAATGGAGCATCTTAAAGATAGATTCATCCTTAAGTGCACCAACATGACACCCACGCTCTGGACAATACAAAGATCGCCTTTTAAGAAATTCAAAGTCAGCGTAATTTAAGTACGGCTGTAAGGCGCTCTCCTTATCAGGCATTGTGTAAGTCTGACCGTAAGTGCCTAGAATCTTAGAAATAGATTCTATATTGAACAA